TGATAAACTTTAACTCCCATGATTCTTAATAGTTAATAATGTGATTTTTAATTACCATGTGTTTAAAACGACCCTTTTCCACTGACTGTTTCCAGTGCAAACATAGATATAACCACCATGAGCTACCATTTCTCCAACCATACCAGAACTAGTGGAGCTAAGAGGAGGTGTGTCTGCAACTTGAGTAAGGGAACTGTATGATTGAGTTGGTTTTGTAACATTTATATCTGTGCTATTTTGAGCTAATATTAGAGTAGCTGATATCTTAGGAGATGCAGGACCAACAGTTGCATTACCAGATGTATCTCTATTTTTAGTATAATTTATCTGAACACAAAGGTCACGATAATACATAGATTCATTCACAGTGGAAAACATAGTGGAATTATACTTAATTCCAGCACCAAAATTAAGAGTTCCATAATTCGTAATACCTGCCATGGTTCTTATTCGATCTGCTGTGCCAGTTCCGAATGCTGTCGTGAAATGATAAACTTTAGAAATTGATGCATTTTCATCATTAACAGTCACATATAAAGTTCCAGCAAATGAACCATGTGCCTGTCCTATTCTGAATAAAGCTTGAGTTTGATTTACTGGACTTCCATCAGCCGTAGCAGAATCATCAATTTGAATTACTCTTCTATATATACCACCACCAGTTATTTGTTGTGCATCACTAGCTCTCAAATGTGAAAATACTACATCACCATCAGAGTTGACACGGAATCTCTCTTCTCCTTCTGTTGTTATTTTAACATGCCCGTCAGAACCAGTATCAACTGTTTCTACAGATGTGTTACCCTCTTCTATTTTATCTGAAGCACTAACACCTGTTTTAACTGCAGTTGCTAGATCCTCAATTTTTACCTGAGTATAAACTTCAGTATTACCAAGATTTAAATTAGTATTATTTGCAGTATTTCGACTTACTGCAACACCAAGTGCTCCATCACCAAAAGTTCCTGTTTGACCAGATGAGTAAATCCACTGTTCGATTCTAAAATATGTGGTTACAGATATGTCAACTACAAATTCTCCCTCTGATTCATCCTCAGAATCAGAAGCATTACCTCCACCTGACACTGAAGGATCCACACCAGAATACTGACTCGTTCCATAATAATAAGATGTGGTGCCACTAAAATCATCGTTTGTGTTATATGCCAATCTACTCTGAAATCTATCTACCTGATGAGCTGGCACTCTCCAACTTATCTTGTATTTTCCTGCTGCTAGTGAAAAAGTATTACTATATTGATTTCCTGCTTCGACACCATCACCAAGAGAAACAAAATTACTTGGATCATATTTTGTGTTTAAAACTCTTGGGAACCATACATCTAAAACAGTATTAACACCATTCCAATATGCTCTTTTGCCTGTATAATCTCCAGTTCCTACTTTACCTCCATACATACCTGCGGATTTCTCATCTCGAATCACTGCGACACGACTTGTTCCGTCTCCAGATGTACTTGTATCAAACCATATATCACCATCACAGGGATTGGTAGGTGTTGTGCTTTGAACAAATCTGGCACCAAAAGCATTACTATTTGAAGGTATATTGATCTGTTTTGTTCCTGTCGATGGTTCAGTTACTGTAATTGGTAAGGCACAAGGTGCACTTCGATTCGTATAGTCAACTGTTACGTCAGTTATACCACCTAAACCACTTACAGTATCAAATACTAAAGCACCTGCACTAACTTTTACAATCTTTCCATCATCACCAGGATTTGCAATTGAGGAAGGTGTATCATCTAAATCTGTAAACTTTTGAGCTCCTACAGAGGAGGGATCAACAAATTCTAATGCTGTTCCATTATTTGTTGATCCGTCTTTATTAACTCTTACTAACTTATTTGCGTGATTAGTGTAGTTTGCTGGTGTATCATCTAAATCGGTAAAATTAAGAGTTCCAACACTTCCTCCTTCAACCTGTCCCCAAGTCCATCCACCGTTACCATCTGCTTTAATAACATAATTTTCTGTACCAGTTCCATCATTCGAATCTATAATTTCTCCTGGTTTAATTTTCGGAACCGTTAATTTATTATTGGATGCATCATATAAGAAGTTAGAGTCAACCTTAGGTTCTTGATAACATCCCGCATCTGATAATTCAAAGAAACCAATATAGTTTATTGCACAACTTCCTGTTCCAGTTTTTACCGTATCTGCCTGACAAACAGTTGCTGTACTAAAATTAATTCCACAAGTAGTAACACATGTTATTAAACCCTTTCCATTTACGGTGATTCTTGGAACTGTGGTGCAATCACCATAAGTGCCAACGCTACAATTAACAGTTGCTAATGTTCCACATGCCTCTACATCCTGACTACCATCAAAAGAAACACCCCAAGTCATATCACCACACATCGAAATGCATCTTGCAGTTTTTAATTTACAAGCTTGCTCGGATGTTGAAATAACAGTTGCCCACTTGATATGAGTTCCAGTTGAACATAAAAATTGACCAGATGTTCCAAGACATGAATCACAATCTTTTAGTCCAGCACCAAGTTGAACGTTACTACTACAATCACCTCTCAACCAGTAAGCAGATTCACTACTTGCAATCACTAATTGATTTTGACCTGTGAGACATTCAAGTTGAGCTTTATTACCAATTGCTATATTATAATCTCCTGATGTTTGACTACAACCTGCTAATCTACCTAGGAATATATTGTACATTCCAGTGCCAAGATCACAAGCTACTTTACATCCAATCGCAATGTTATGTGATCCTGTTGCATTAGAGAAAAGTGCATTTCGACCAATTGCAACATTACTTCCTGTACCGTTATTATTACAATATCCTGCACACTGACCTAAGAAAATATTATTAGCACTAATGGTGTTGCTAAGACCTGATTTTGATCCAAGAAATATATTATTGTCTGCATTAGGATTAACATTTGAATTACTTCGTGTATTACAACCTGCCTTAAGTCCAATCGCAATATTACAACAAGTATTAGCATCAAAAGAATCACCAGCATTAGTTCCAGCATATAAGTTCTCTTGAGCGTCTGGTTGCCATGCAGTTGCACCACCAACACAAGTTAAGTTCGAACCATCTCCATAAAATTTGTTTGCATAAACATTATTCCACTGATGTGTAGAAGATTCACCCAAATCATAGCAGTTATGGCATACTGGACTCACATTTGAATCAAAATATGATTTTCTACCAGGATTATCAATTCCATCTTGAACCATGAATGTTGATATTCCAAGTGAATTACTACCATCCTTTACATGTAATGCAAGAAAACTTGATCCTGTATTATAAATTCCGAATTTACCATCAGATCCACCTACACTAAAAATATCACCATCATGTGTTCCTGATGTTCCTTTTAAATGGAAATTTCCACATATTGCTAAATCTTTTGTGCTCGCACTAAATGTGATTCCAAGTCCTGTGTATAATGGTTGATAAGTTCTACTATCAGATGGACTGTTAACATCCACAAATGATGGGTAGTAAACCTTTGTTGGATCTATGGATGGATCAGTTGCACCAACAGCGATTCTATTTGCGTCTTGAGTTAGTGCTTGAGTAGATAAATTGACCCATGCTCCATCTTTGTAAATTCTTACTGAGGGTGTTGATGTATCATACCAAATATCACCCTCACATACAGTGTAACCACCTGTTGTTGGATCAACACCTTGAACATATTTTCTACCATACGCATTGCTAGTTGTTCCAATACCAATTGTTGTTGCTCCACCTACTGTTTCACTAACAGTGATTGGATTTAAGGGAGTGTCATCTACATTACAATAATTTTGCTGTTTGACATCTACAGTTGTCAAACTACCAGCACCAGCATCTTCCCATGAAGGGGCAGCGCTTGTACCATTAGAGGTTAATACCTGATTTGGTGCTCCGTAGTTTTCACCACCTAATCCTATTTGACCTAAAGATCCGATGCGAAGTCTTTCACTTCTATTAGCACTATTACTAGGACTAGTTTCAAAAGTAATATCAGTCGGTATTTGATTTCCAGATACAGTTCCATTTACTACTACTTTTATCTGTGCTGTATTATTTTCTAAATCTGTTCCATCAGCAGGACAAAATGCAATTTTTCCTAAAGTATCACCATTTGCCACAGTGTTGACTGATCCAGTAGATGTACCTCTTGTCTTTCCAAACAAAATTATTGAAGATTGAGTGGTATCCTGATTATTAACTAATGCAAATGAAGAAGTATTTACGGAATCTCCTTCTATGTGTAACTTTCCTCTTTGATTACTAAAACCTACATTTCTTGCTGTGTCTGTACCAATACCAACTGTTCCATTAAGTGGGTCATAAGTAATTAACTCAGTTGAGTATATCAATTCACTCTCTCTAGCATTATATGGATTATTGCTATCAACAAATGTAAAATGATGTATAGGAACGAGAGATTGAACTGTGATAGTTCCATACATGTTATTGTGACTAGAACACTGATAATAATATACACCTGCTGTATTTGGAGTCCATGATACTGTGTTATTACCAGTAGAACCTTGACCACTGGCAGCTGGTGTGCTTACTTGATTATTGACTCCAGTTCCTTGTACAGTCTTGATATAAAACGGATGAATGGCATTGACATTAGATAAATTAAAATTAATCGTATCTCCAACTTTTAATGTAACAGGTTGATTATTACCATTTACTGTTCCGTTTCTATCAGATCCACTTAACGTATAGTATGAAGAAACAGGTGCAGTGACTGTAATATTATAAGTTGCATTTGTGACTCCTGTATTAATACTTCCAACACCAACTTTATTTGCATTTTCAATTGTCAAGTCACCAGCATTAACCCAATTTATCTCACTACCAGTTGACTCTAATAATTGACCATTAGTACCTAACTCACCATCTTTATCTTGCAATCCACCACTGATTTTTACACCATCATCAGTAGTTTGAAATCTTAATGTATTATTATATCTCAATTCAACACGGTCACCACTGTAGAACCTTGCCATGTCTTCATCTTCAGTTGCATTTCTTATTGCAACTTGATTGGATAATATAACAAGATCTCCTGTTCCAGTATCTTGGATGTAACTATGTTGATCTGCCGTAGCTGGATCAAAAGGAGATGTACCATGAAATATCCTTAAATCTTCACCATCACCTAAATGTATTCCTGCTTGATCTCTAAAATATGCTGTTGAACCAAATCCTACAGTTGCACTTGTTCCTATGAGAATATCCTCAACAAATGTAGATACACCTGAGACTTTTAATTGATTGAGTGTACTAATTCCTGTAACACGTAAATTAGTGAGGGTGCTGATTCCTGGTGATACGTTTAATTGAATTAGATCTCCAATACCACTTATTACATTAGTCGCAGTTTTTACAGTTAGACCAACTGGTGATACCCAAGATGGTGCTTCAGTTTCATTATACTGAAGTAATTGTCCCGTGCTTGTTCCATTATCAATAAATGATGTTTGAGAAATGTCTGACTGATATGGTATTTTGTATGCTTCTCCACCACTTAAACTTTGTGCTGCACCAGTTAATGTTCCGTAAAATTCATTTGCAGTAACAATACCGACAGCTAACTTAGCAGTATTTAAGGAGGTAACTGGATTATCAGGACCTGTAGTTCCAATACCAACTTTACCGTCAGATGTGATACGAACTTTTTCTGTGCCACTGGTAGTAAAAGTTAATGCACCATCAGTTCCCATAATATGATTTACGTTATCTGAGGCATCACGAAGAACCATCTCAAAATCACCATTAGGTCTCTGGAAGAATCCTGCCCCATCTGATACATCAGTGTCTATTCTAAATCTCCAAGCACCTTCATTTGGTGGTAAATAACTTGGTGCAGTAGCATAAATTTGTAAAGGTGCACTGGGAAGTGTGGCTCCAATCCCGACACTTCCTACTCCCGTGACATTAAAACCTTGTGTTCCCATACCCACCTGAAATATATTAACAGGTTGTGTAGTTCCAATTCCAACTCTACCTTGATCACCGTCATGAGAATTAATCGCAGTAAATAGTGTTCCACCTATTCCAACATCTAATCTTTTTGTAAATGTATTCGCAACACCTGTGGCATGAATATCACCTTCAAAAGTGGATACACCAGTGACTTTTAATTGTTCAGTGACTACAACTGTTGGACTAAAATCTGCACCATTAAAAACATCCGCATAGACAGTTCCCCATCGATTTAATTGTGATCCTAGATTCTTTGATCCATCAGTATTGTCAGGTATTAAATCACTCTCAACTTTATCGTCTACAAATAAATCAGTCGTGGAAGTTACACCAGAAACAGTAACACCAGTTCCAGTAACCTCTAATTTTGTACTTCCTGCTTGCTGTAAAACAAGACTCCCAGTTCCATTATCATTAATAATACTATCGCTTCCATCATGTACAATTTGCAAAGCATCATTTGCACCTAAGTACAAGGATTTGTTATTAGGAAATCTTGTGGTTTGAAGAGTGGTTACACCTACAACAGATAAATGATCGTCAATTATAATTTGACCACCAGCAGAATCTATAGTTAGATTTCCAACAGCAGTATCAATTTCATTATCATTTGCAATACCAATCCTAACATTATCAATATTAGCACCACCATTACCAACATATAATTGTCCTGCAAATGTTGTGACTCCAACAAACCTAGAATTACCCAAAACATCTAATAATCTATCTGGTTGTGTTGATCCAATACCGACACGATTATTATTGTTTTCATAATCAAATACAAAATTAGATGCTCCATCTATTTTTCCATTATCAGCATGGAATTGAACTGATTTTTTCTCTCCACCAGCATCTGGAACACCAGTTATTGATTGATCTGCCCACTCTAATCCCCCACCTGCAGATTTTATTAAAACTTGATTTGTAGTTCCAGTATCATTATCTTTATCATATACGTCTCCAGTAATTTTAAGATTACCTGATAAATCTAGATCTTGTTCTGGTTGTGTACTCCCAATACCAACTCTATTAGAATCATTATCATATGTTAATCGACTTGCAGTACCAAAATCACCATTATCATTGAAGAGAACTTGATGATCTAATCCAGGTGGTGCAACTAAAATTGTTACTCCTACTCCTGGATTACCATCAGTATCTAAAGTTCCTATGGCAGTAACTATACTTCCTTCAAAATTAATATCAGTTATACTACTTGCTGCAGATGGATTTGGAACAATATTTCCCTCTTCTCTAATTGTAATTGAACCAGGAGTAACTCCTCCCCCTCCACCAAGAGGAACCCAAAATCTTTTACCAGGTTGACTTGCAACGGAGACTATTTGATACTTCTGTTCTGGTGGAACATTCTCAAGATTTGTCAGTGGATCTCCCAGATTTGGTTCTGCTTGATTTAATCCAAGATACTGATATCTGTCAGTTGTTAATGATCCTTGCGGAGTTCTTTTTACTCTACCACTAAAATACTTTGGCATATCATGAAGCAGTTGAATTTTCTAGAATACTACAAATAAATTCCATTTGCAGAGGACCGACTAATCCACCAGAGGTAGATACACCTGCATATACTGAAAATGTTTTTGATGTTCCAACAGCATCAACAATATCTACACCTAATTCATCACTTGCACTTCCCCAATTAGATGGGTCAGTCGCACGAGGATATTTGTGTTCTGTTAGATAATTATCTTGAGAACATTTCCAGGTTGTTTTTTCTGTTCCAAGACCAACCCTTGATCTTGCTCTTTTAATTCCATTTGGCACTGCTGATTGATAAGTATGATGATTTGAATTATTTGCAGGACCTACATTTATTTCAAACGTGTCATCATCAACTCTTGTGATTGGAACAAATCTACTACTTATAGGATCAGTGGATCTTGGATATGATTTAGTTCCTCCTGACTCATAATCACAAGAAAATGAAATTGAATTATCTTCAAAACAAACTAGATCACCTGTCTGCCATCCACCTGAAGGAGCAACAGTTGTATTTGTTGTCATAATTCCTGAAATTGGATCATATCCTGTTCCAGTTGTTGCAGTGTAAGTTTCAGGAGCAGCTAATCCATGTACCATTGGAGATGTAAAACTTACAATTCCTGAGATTGGATCATATTCTGCAGAATTAAATGTTACAGAGTATCCTACATTTGTATTATTATTAAAAGTTGCAACTGCAGCACCAGATTGTGCTCGAACAAATTGATGAAACGCTGGTCGATATACATGTGGTAGTGCGTCTACAAGTCCTGTATTTGTAACAAAAGTCTTAGATGTTCCAACATCTCCGATTAAATTTGTAATTGTAAATGCTGCCTGTGGTTCTGGAAAAATAGATGTAGTCAGACCATAAGTTCCTGAACAAGTGAAGGCAATTCCTGCCATCGTTATCTGTTCACCAATATCTAACCCATGTGGATCTAATGTTGTGACTGTTGTTATACCTGAAGAACCATCATATTTTACATCAAATACTGTTCCGATTCCTGTTTGAATACCTGTTAAAACAATTGAATCTGACACTACTGATGTTCTTTCTAAAACTAATCTACCATCAACCAAGATAAGTGCATCATTTGGTGGTACTTCTGCATCTTTTATAATTCGATTATTTCTTATATTACCTGCTGTTCTTGTTGCAACACTCGTTCTACGATGTGTGAATGTAACTGTAGGGTATGATTGCCCAATTCCAACATTCGATACTTGTGCATAGAGCAAAATTGCGGATGTTCCTGTCGGTGCAGTATAAATTGTCTGTTCTCCTGGTGCTACAGGAACAGCTATTGTCAAAAATTTATTTAACGGTGCGACTGCCATATTATCTCAATGCTAGTATTAATGGTGTAACTTCTGCTTGAATTGCCCGACTGAAATCTCTACCTCTAATTGTTGAAGTTGTTTGATCAATTTGAATTCCTTCACCAATGTCAAAATTACCTTTCTGGTCAGTAGAAGTAAATGGTATTTGTGCTCCATCTGAAGCAACAATTTCATTCGCTTTTATGGGTATTGCACCCTGCAGGGGTGTCGATCTATTTATGTCTGTGCCCGTGCCAACATATTCAAAGGAGTGAGAACTTGTTAGTATTCGACTAATTCTTTGTAATGAGAATTGATCACCAGGAAATAATTCATATGGTATAAATTCATTGAATGTAATAGTACTCAAACCAACTTTTTCTTGTCCAACTCCAACTACATCAGTTGCAGATTCAACAGTAAAGAATATTGGTGCCATGACAGCAGTTGCTATTCCAGTATTACCTTCAACAGAGACAACGATATTTTGTGTTGGAAGATAGTTTCTTCCCTGTGCAATTACATCGATTGATGTTAGTGTACCAGTCGCATCAACTGTTGCGGTTGCTTCTGCAATAATTGACTGTGGTCCTTTTGGTTGTTGAGTTCCATCAGCATCTAGAATTAAAACACTTGGAGGATTAATTGCACTAAAACCCGTAAGATCTGCTCCTTCTATAAATTTAACTGATTCTAATTGTTTTAGGGGTTCTTGAAGAATACCACTCTCTGCAACATCAGGGTAATTATCTAAATCTATTTTAAAGAATAATGCCTGACCATCAAATGCTCTTCTTGGATTATCTTCATCATCAAGAACATTAGCACAAACAACAGTATCTTGTTCTCCAGCATCTGTGCTGGTAATAAAATCTCCTGCAGGATTCGTATTACTTACGATACCTGTGAACTGTGTTGATCCTAATCCCACTGCAACTAAACCAAAATTACCAAAAGATGAGTTTGAGTTAGTTAAATCACATTGTGCCCCTGTATCTGCATAGATTCCAATATCACAGTTAATTGTAAAGATAGAAACTAACTGTGCATATGCATCATTTGTAAGAGAAACTCCAATTCCGTTCTCGTTATATTGTGTAAATGAATCACAAACCATTGATTTGAGATCTCCACCAATTGTTGATGCTGTTGCATTATCACCATCAATCTTCATTCCAATACTACTTGTCATGAAGTTAGTACAGTTTCTAACATATGGTGATCTCCATCTTCCACTTGGTCCTTCAGTCGCAGGACCAGGTTCTGTGTATCCACTAACCGCACTGTCAGCACCAGCAGGAGGTGGAAATGCCACACAAGCAGAATTTGTATGATCCACTCCAACATTTGTACCACCAAAGTTTAGATTTTCAACTAGACATCCTCTTCTTACATGAAAAATATCTTTGTTTGGATTTTGTGCTTGTATGATAACTAATCGAATATCTTCTCCTGTAACTGAAACATCAGTTCTTAAACCGATTGGATTATTTTCAATATAAATTCCTGGTCTTACTTTAATTGTATCAGTTTCCTCTGCAATTGCAGCTGCTCCTCCAATAGTTGCCTTTGCATCACCTTCTAATAATCCACTATTCGTATCACATCCATTTTTTGATACCCATATTGTTCTTTTTGTTTGAACACCAGATGGTCTCCAAGATACACCCGTGCCAACTGATGCTAATCGATAATCAGTTTTACAAACACCTACAACATCTGAAAATCCATTGTCATTATTAATATCTAATAATGATGACTCTAATTCTAAAGTGCCTTCTAGTTTGGTATTTTGACCAACATTCAAATTTTCCTCAATACCAACACCACCTGATTCTACTACAAGAGCACCAGTATCTTTACTAGTTGATCCTTCATTAGCACCTATTCTTACATTACCACCGACATTTACATTTTCCTCTACTCCAACACCACCTGATTCTACTACAAGAGCACCAGTATCTTTATCGGTTGATGGAGTATTTGCTTCTATTTTTGTTTGACCACCAACAAAAAGTTTTTTGCCAATGGCAGCACCACCAACCACCTGTAAAGCTGCTACAGCATCAGAAGCAGTTGCTTCAGTATCTTTTTCTATCTTAGTATCACCACCTACAAATAATTTTTTGACAATTCCAACACCACCATCAATTTGAACTGAACTTGATGAATTAGAACTTGTCGCATCTGCGTCATTATTAAATGTTGATTTACCATCAACATCAAGTGTGCTGTTAAGTGTGGTTGCAAGATCAACATCAAGTGTGCTGTTAAGTGTGGTTGCAAGATCAACATCAAGTGTGCTATTAAGAGTTGTAGCACCATCAACATCAAGAGTGCTATTTAATGTAGTATCCCCATCTACATCAAGAGTCTGATTAAGAGTTGTATCACCATCTACATTTAAAGTTCCGTTTACATCTAAATCAAATTGTGGATTGTCTTGATTGATACCAACCTGGGTCATTCTATAGATAGATGCATTTGCACCACTTCCATTATATCCCCATAAATCATTTGTAAATATGGTTGATAGACCAGAACCTTCTGGAGTAGAAGTATCAGCAGCAGTTGGTCTTAGTGTATCAGTTCCCAGTCCAAGACTATTTCTTTGAACAAAATTTATGGTTGTAAATGATTGTGCAGCACCAACAGTATTATGATTTTCATCGGTTGGAAGAAATTGTCCTTCATCTTGTATAAAAATACCTTCATCAAAACCTGGTGTGAGTGGCACCCATTTGATTCCAAGTTCATCTCTTCTTAACCAATAGTTGTTTGCACCAGGAGAACCTGAAGAGTCATAAATGTTTCTTGATATTGCAATACTACCATCAATACCAAGTCTTAAGGTTCCTTCAGCAGCATCATCAACATTTAATATTCCAGATGCTAGTGGTATTGCATCTGGTTCTGTTGTTCCAATACCAACTCTGAATGTGTCAGTGCCAACACCACTAATTATATTAAAAGATGAATTATTACCTGCGTGTTCAAAGATTGTTCTTGGTTGTGTGGTTCCAATACCAACTCTTCCAGAATGAGTTACATTTAATGATGTTATATCAGAACCTACTTGGAATAATACATTTGGTGAAGTTGTTCCAACACCAACTCTACATGGATCAGAGTGAATAGTTAAGCAATCATCACCAACTTGAAATAGTGCATCTGGTTCTGTTGTACCAATACCAACACGACCAGCATATTCTCCTGTACTGATTCCTGAAAATACACTCCCATCTCCATTAGGACCAATATCTACTCTAGCTAAAAAATCAACATTTTGACGAAATGTGGTAACCCCAGAGATATCTAATTCACCTGATATATTAAGTCGATTTAAATTAGTTTGATTATTTACTGTTAGATTTTCTACAGTTAAGTCATCAAAGTTTATATCTACATCAAGACTCTCACTTATAATCTTTCCAGCAACCTCTATATCCTTTAGAAAAAGAACCTTTTCGTTAAATTGTGCTTCGTTACCTGTAACAGTTCTTTCAAAAGGATTCATTTTTATTGTTCCCGATTGTTGATATTTGGTTCATCACCAATTCCAGGCACCACTCCTTTTTGTAAGAATTTATCACCAGTTGGTGGACTTTGGAGATAATCAGAACCAACTTGAGTTGGTTTATATATCCTTTCAATCCATGATCCTATACTATGAACCAAATTTCCAAGAAGTGCACTTGCATCTGCCTTTATTGCCTTTAATAATATTCTTTGTCCAGCAGTTATTGTTACGTTTCTGCCAGCTTTAATGTTAATATCTTCATCTGCCTGAATTGAAACATTATTACCTCTAATTTTTATCTGACCATTTTCTAAGACTGTGATTGTAATATTACCTTTCGCAGATTCTATTTTTATTGTGTCATCTGTCTGTGTATTCTTTGATCCTGCAACAACTTCTATACCTCTTTCATTATGAAGTCGATATAAACCAGATTCACTTAATGCACAAAACTGTCTATCTTCATTATCAGTTACACCATACATGATGTACGCATTGTAACCATCATCTCCCATTTGAGGATTATTGACATCGATTCTAAATTTAGAACCTCGACTATCAATATCTCTTGCTTCCCAGTTTTGATTAGGTCTTTCAGCCATTAGTAACCTCCTCCATATCCTCCACCTCCAGAGGGTGGACTACTTGGTGGACTTGGTGGACTTGGTGGACTTGGTGGTGTTGATGATGAAGTATCAGGCATTTGAGTTGGTGTTGTGGTAGGAGTAACTGTTGGTTGACTTTGTACTGCTGGTGAACTTGTTGTAATACCAGTATTAATTGTAGAACTTGTCTGTAAACTTTCGTCTAAAGTATCATATATTATTTCATGTTCGTAATTTACATGAACTGCACCAACCATTTTAACTCCTTTGGTTGGATGTACATGGAAAGGTCCATAGTATGGTTTTCCATTTACATATCCGATTATGTTTGTATCTGGACCGACACAATCAATAATCTGAATTATTTCTCCCTGTGGTGTGGTTGGCAGTCTACCAATTATTGGTTTGATGAATGCACCCGACCCAGTGGAAGAAGTCACACTAATCTTAGGTAGATCAGTTATTTCAACACTATTTATTGGGATTGCAGATATTATTTCTCCGTTGTTAATTGTTAAACTATATTCAGTATTTCCATCAGTTGCAACAGCATCCACATAGTCACTTCCTCCACTAACTATTTGTGTTGCAATTACTCCCATTGGAATTTGATCAGAATTAATTGCATCATCATTGTTACTTACAACAGGATAATTTTCACCCTCAGAAATCATAGTAACTCCAGTGATTTGTCCGTACGTTGCTGATAATGGATTCCAATCTATTATTGCTCTTCCAACAGCACCATATCCATTTGAACAAGGATCATCAAAAGAAACAGCAGGTGGATAATAGAAGTAATCAGATCCTGGATCTTCAATCTCAACACCAATTATACTTGCTGTTCTTGAAAAATCGGCAGTTACTTCTGACAATCCCTCTGTATTATCTACAAATTTACCGAGTATTGCTCTACCAAATCCTCCACTTCCACTTCCACCAAAGAAACTCACAGTTGGAGGACCACAGAAACTTGGTGTTGAACAATCTGGTCTGGGGAATGATGAAGTATTTTCATTCATATTTTTGGTCACATTATCATATGTTTCTTGAAAATTAAATTGTTTTGTCAAACCTTTTCCAATAGTCCATTTTTTGACTTGACCAACACAATTTGAATCTGATTGATTACAATCAAGAAGATTACCAACAGATTTAAATGTATCTGAAGACGAACCTAAAATATCTTTTACAACAGTTCCAGCAGCAACTATTTTGTCAAGTGCTGCCAAAGGTGCGTCTAGTCCCTCTGAAATTTTATTATTAATAGTGCTTAAAAGAGATCCAGCAAATTGTTCTGTAATACATGCTCCTGTATTTACAACTTCTGTAAGTGCTTCCTCTATCAAACCTCGAACCGTGTCAGTCAATCCATTCGCAACTTTAGATCCCAAACAGTCTAATTGATCTTGAAGTCCTTTAATTGGATTTATTTGCCCTTTCTGTGCATCAATTCCTTTTATTGTGGCAAGAGAATTAGCAATTGATGCACTCTTTCCTTGTGCAATTTGAAGAGCAAACTCTTTAGCATATTCTGTTTGATACAGTCTTTCAAGTCCTCCTTGTAAATTAGGAATTAAATTTGTATACAAAGATTCCATTGATGCGGTTATTGGAGCATTCGATAATTTTTTTATTTTTTCAGTCGCACTCGCCACGTTCTGTAGTAAATTAGTTCCATCACCAACTGTCGCAAATAAATTATCCAAAGTTCCAGATACACTTCCCAGAAAATTATCCGCACAAGCATCTGCTGGTATTTCAACTAAACCAAAAGTGCTTGATATCGGAATTTCTTTTAATTTATCTTTTGGTTTACTTTGATTGATTTTATCAATTGTTTTTTTATCAGTTGTTCTTGGAGATTTTTGTGCTTCATCATCTGCTTCATTTGCTTCTGATGCTGCAACAGTATTGTTTGGAACTGGAATATTACCAGTATATCCTGTAAAAGGAACAAAAGACTCTGATGGTGCATTTGAAGGAACTTGTTTTGTTCTACCAAAAGCACCCATTATAACTGGAATTTGACCATTGTCTCCATCTAAGAAGAATCCCATCACAACGTCGCCAGGTCTTATCTTTACACTTGAAGCGAAGTTTGCACCTCCAGTTCCTGAGGTTGGTGGTAATAAAACACTTGCCCATGGTAGTTCTGCATCAGGAAGATCACCTTTGTTATATGGGTGATATCCTAAAATTCTAACCTTATATCTATTTCCCCATCCTTTTTTATTAGCTTGATCGAACCATGATGTTACGGGTGGAATTTGACCAATCCACCACCTAAAACCATCTCTTCCTATAAAATTACTTTTTAACAGTGACTCTTCTATCATTTTTTAACCGCCGTAAAATCCAAATGAATCTCTAACTATTTTCATAGAAGTATATGAACCGTCTGGATCAAAATGATGACATAACTCCTTTATTATATATTTACCACTTATATCAGGATCCAATTCACTTGAATCTTCTCTTGATATTTTTGGAAATTCACATGTAATTACATTACCAGCTCTCAAATCAGTGTTGCAAGGAATCAACATACTGATTGTTTGTGTAAGTAAAACATTATATCTCATCGTAGATTGTGCTTGATACTTACTAGCATCAGCATTGACATTTCTTGATATACCACGATCAAGTGTTCCAACATCTAAGATACCAGTGAATATTCGAGTTGGAAGATCATCTAAAGTTCTTTCTGCTTCATCTGATATTTTAGGAAGTTCAATCTCCCTTGCTCCAAGTTTTTTAACATCAGATTTTTGAAATTTAAACTTACCTTGCTCTGGTGTAGTAAATCTAAAATTTAATGGGTTAAAGAAAAGTTGTTGACTTGAATATGTTCCTAATCTTAATTTTTTCAATAAATCTTGATTTTTATCAACAGAGTATTTTATGATTCTAAAATCATTATTTCGATCAACAGAACTCTTATTTACTTCTGTATAAACATATGTTGCTACAGATTCTTGCTCAATCATGTCATCAATTGATCTAAATTGAAAACCATCTTGAGTCTGATAAAATAAGAATCCTGCAGTTTTATCTCCAGATTTTGATGGTACTGATTTAGATGCTAACCATACAAGAACGGAAAATGGTTTTTTAAGATTGCCAATAAAATTATACTTGTTACTTGTAGGATCAACTTTTATACGAAGTGGATCAATTTTTAAGGTTTCTTGTAGAATTTTCTTTACTGATGTGGATATCGAACCTGTATACTTTCGAATTACTCTAGCAGTTTCATTTGTAATTGCCTCTCTTGAAACAAAATTAAGTAGAAAACTTTCTCTTTGAGTTTCCGCAATAACATCAGTAATACTTGAAACATAAAGATATTTCATCGGATCACTTGAAAAATTAATTCCCTTCTTGTCCTCACCATTATATGATTTACCCCTATCAAGTATTTTTAAGATAAGTCTTTCACCACCTCTTAAGGGAAGACCACCATATATTGATTGTTTTGCACCATCAACTTTACTTGAATCTGTTTTATCTTTTGGTGACATTGAATCACCAGTGTTAATTACCCTAATCTTAGCAGTAATTGTAGGTGAGAATATATCTTCATAGTAATCAACAGAAACTGCACCTAATCTAAGATCAGCAGTTCTCTCCTGATCGTTTGACTCAAGTGTTATTATTTCATATTGTGCTGGATTTGTTGCTGACATTATGTGTACGCTAAATTTGATAAAAATTGTTGTTCTATCATAGTATTTACTGAGTCATTCTTTAACATCAAAATCTTAGTGCTTGCACTAGGTGTTGATGATGCCATAGATTGATCCTGATCAATAACCACTATTTTTTGTTTCTTTTTATTAGGAGTTAAATTTGATACTGATTGGTTATCAGGTGTAACAGATTTAATAGATTCAGATTTCATAACTGAACTTTTCATCTTAGTTTGATATGCCTCTTTTGCTGCTTTAATTTCTCTAAAGTCAGTTGTTTTAGATCCATCTTCTTTTATGATAGTAATTTTACCACTACCAGATGATCCTGACAACTCAGGGACATCTTTTTCATCCTTTAATTTCATCGGTGTTTTTGGTGCCGATCCACTCTTAATGTCAATAACTTTTTCTTTCTTCTCTGTTGGTATTTTTTGTTCTGTTGGGGTAGAAACTCCTTTTCCTTCAGTTCCAACTTTCGCAATTTCTTTTTTAGCTTTGTCTATCGCAACATCAAAAGTTTCTTTTCCTTTTGAAATTTCAGATCCAACTTTATCTAAAGTTCCTTTAATGCCTTTTACATCAGTTGGTTCCTCTGGTTTTTGTGGTTTACCTTCTTCCAACTTACCATCTTTTGCAATTTTCTTTGGATCCTCCTGTTCTTTCTTTTTAAGTAATCCAAGACCACCCTTAATTTTCTTTAGTATATTTCCAAATGCATTCTTGATGCCATCAAATTTTTCTCTAATGAAATCACCAATTTTTGAAATATCAAATGATTTTATTGTGTTAAATGCATTTGAGATGGCACCTCCTATTTTTTTGAAGAAATCACCAATACCAGTGAAGAAATCTTTTATTGACTGACCTATATTTTGAATCGATTTAATAACTTTTTTAATAAAATTAACAAGTTTTAATCCTGTATTTACTAACCACCCAATCAAAATAGTTGAAAGAAAATCAATTATTTTACCTAAAATTCCTCCTGGTTTTTTAAGTTTCATTTCTGGATTTGGTTTTTCATTTGAGTCTTTGTTTCCCTCCAACAATTTTTCTCTTTCTTTTCTTCTTCTCTCCTCTGCCTCCTTCGCACGTCTTTTTTTATCTTTCATAAACTTATCTTTATCAATTTTTTTACTTTTCGACGTATTTGTCTTCACTTTTTTCATAGTCACTCTTGATTTTTTAACTATTGCTCCTCCTTTCTTAGCAATTGCACCACCAGATCTCATACCCACTCTGGCAATAGATCCACCCATTTTCAAACTACTTTTTATGGCGACTTTTGCCCCTACTTTGGCACCAACTAATGCCCCCTTTACTAATCCTCCTGCGATAGCTGCTAATGGTGCTGGCATTCTAGGTCACCGTATTGTAATTCATTTGTGAATATAATGTAAGAAAATTACTAGGATTTGAAGAAGCAATAGATGGTGCTTCAGTTTGATTTGAGTCTGCTCCTGGTGCTTTTCCACCATCTTGTTGTGCAGAAGATTTTTTATAAACTATTTCTGGTTTAGAATCTGCAACTGGGTCTAAATTTGTTTGAGAAGTAACTTTAGTTATTTTAGTTTCAGATTTTGATGGTGATTGTACGCTTGAATCACTAACTTGAGATACAGGTTCTGGTGATGAACTACCCCCACCACCACTTATTTTTGCCTCATACTTTGCTCTAATATTTTCTTTTGTTTCTTCCCATTTTACCCTTGCATCTGCCCAATGTTGTTTTCTTTCAACACCACTCTTTGGAGATGTTTCTCTAACTTGTTTCCACCACTTATCATGTGTTTCATTTATTTCTTTATTCATCGCATCTCGAATACCATCTAATCTATCTCTTTCTTTTTTAAATTCTATGTACGCTGCTTTTTGTTCTTCAGTTCCATGTTCCATCACGTCAACATTTTTACCATCTATTTCAATTTTTCCACCAGAGGTAACACCCATATTTTTTAAATTTTTCAATCTTTCATTATTTTTTTTATGTGCATCTCTAAATTCTTTACCTCCTGCCATTGCTGTTCTTATCGCATTACCACCCATAACAGCAGCACCAATACCAGCTATTACAGCTAATGTAATTAATCCTGGTGGTGATAATAAAAATCCTATGATCGCAGTTCCAACAGTTGCAAGCATACTGGCAATCGGAGTAATTAATGCAGGTATGGCACCAAGTCCACCACTCAATGCTAACATGATACCTCCAGCTATGCCAAGTGTTGAAACGATTGATATCGCAAAACCAGCAAATGCCTTATAATCTCCATCCATAAATGCTTTTATTGCTTTCAAACCTTTATCAAATAGAAATCCAGCAAAGATGAGCATAAAAGCATCTTTTAATTTCTGTAAGATGCCCCCCATTGCTTTACCAGCAGATTTCATTGGAGATAATAACTTATTTTTTAAAGAATCTGGAGTTTTTTCTAATAAATTTTCCTCTTCACTTGCTTTATCTTTTTCGTCTGCTATTTTAGCACTTCTTTTTTGTTTATCCTCTTGTTCTTGTTTCTTCTTTTTCTCTTCAAGTAAGGAGTCTGATATTTTCTTTACGGTGTCTTGAAGAGCAGATAATGCTTTTTGTATATTTTCAACAGTAGAAGATAAATTAGAATCACCACCAGTTTTTACTAGTGCTCCTCCACTCTCAGGGATCATTGAAGATTGTGGTTGAATTCTAGTGGCATCATTTTTTCTATTACCAAAAACTCTATCACTACTTACACGAGTTCTCTTGAAGTAAGCGATTCTCTCTGCATTAGTTTTGAAATATTTTCCAGTACTAGGATCCACTCCAGTGATTGCTGGACTTAGTGTTGGTTTTAGAGAGATGTTAGATTCCACTTTGTTGTTGCTGTTTTAAATTTTCCTCTTCAATATATTGTTCTAGAAGAGCAACATATACATCCTTTTCCCAAGGAATCATATTTTCAATTTCAGTTAATGAGTATTTATGATGTTGCATCAAGGCAAAATTTATCTTGAAGTATGACGCTAAATCAATATGCGCCATACCTACTCGAAAAAACTTGACAGACCCTCCAATACTACTTCGGATTCAACCTTTGTTTCTGGATTTTTAATCTTAAGTTTATGAGATAATTTAGGCATTGTTTCAAAGAAAGTTTCAATTTCTTTAAATTGTTTTGAACTTAACTGTTCAATAAAATCATTAAGTTCTTTCTTTGTACAATCAGATGCATTCCAAGATTCTTCTTCATTAAATACTTGATCGATACATGAAACAATCATGTCAAATGATTGAGAAACGTTAATACCTTCATCAACATTGAAATTATTTGAAATAAATTCAGATAAGGATGGATATTTCATTCTTAATGTTAGATTTTCATCTAACTTAATATCTTTTGTATGTTTTGGATTTTTATGAACTTTAATTTCATCAAGAGCAATGGTAACTGGAACCTGAGTCTTGTCATCGTCAGGACAGGTGATTATAACATCAACATTCTCTCCAACGGATTTTCCACGAATATTTAAGAACAGATATTCTATATCAAATGTTGATAATTTTTCAACTTTAGTTCCCCTAGTTAGAATGCAATTTCCAATCACAGTTTTAATTGCATTGGTGATTTGCTTTTGATCTTCTGATTCCATTGCAATAATCAGAAGTTTTTCTTCTTTTACTAAAAATGGTCGATACTTAATTTTTCGATCACTCGATGGTAATACCATCTCATAAGTTGGGGTTACAATTTTTGGTAATGGCATAATGTTTACAGCACTTCATTATTTTTATTTATAGTGGTTTTAGAAGAGTCTAAAATTCTCGTTATCACCTCTTTGTACATTCAAACTATTGTCTTTTCCTGAAATATATCTCTCATAGTTAAATGTGCAACTTACCTGTAAAGTATCTGAACTTCCATACTGTACAGGTGTTGAAGATAAACTAATTGGAAACATTCCTATAAATGTATATTCAAGTTCCTGATCATAATCACGTTCAAATTTTACAATTTTAACTCTATCACATTTATATCCACTAGCACCTCTTGGATACCTCATACGATAAAAGTATGCAGGGGATGATTTTGAGAAGAATGAATTTTTACTTATTTCTGAACCACTTGAGATATATTCAATCCAGTGTTCTAAAAATTTAATCATTTTATAATCTGAATCAACATAAAAAGACAACACCAACTCTGTAAAAATTCTTGTATGTGCAAATTTTTCCTGAACTCCAGTAAAATTACCAAATATATCACTTGTTCCCAAAGTACTGCCTGGCAGTGATGCAGAGTTACAAAGTAATCCAGCATTTTCTATTATAAATCTTCGATCAACACCTTTTCTTGCAAGATAATTAAATAAATTTCTTGACAAACCATCAAAAAATACTTGATAGTGCGAAGTTTGTGCTGTTTTTGCAAGTTTGTTTCTAAACTCACCTATTTTCTTAGGACGAACCATCTAAATACTCTATATCTCTATATAATAAACTATTTAGATGTCTTATAAGGGAAAATACTATCCATCCTTTCCTAAGAAGTACAAAGGTGATCCGACAAATATAATTTATAGATCACTTTGGGAAAGAAAATTCATGGTCTGGTGTGATAAAAATGAAAACATATTGAAGTGGGCAAGTGAAGAAATCGCAATTCCATATCGATCTCCAATAGATGGTAGACTACACAGATATTTTCCAGATTTTTATGTTAAAGTCAGAGAAAACAGTGGAAAAATTGTTGAAAAATTGATTGAAGTTAAACCTTTAAAACAAACCACACCACCTACAAAACCAAAAAGAAAAACAAAAGGATATATCTATGAGGTTCGTGAATATGCAAAAAATATGGCAAAATGGGAGGCAGGAACTGAATTTTGTAAAGATAGATCATGGAAATTTCAAGTATTAACAGAAAAAGAACTAGGAATTAAGAAATGACAAACAGTTATCCAACTGATGATAAAGATAATCGAGTTAGATCTGTAGTCTATAGATTAATCGGAACAGAGGATCCTGATGATTTAATGATTGAATTGATGCAAGTATTAGGTGATACAGTGACTCCTGTTCCAGATGTTGGTAAGTACTATATTTTTGTATATAATCCAAAAACATCAGGTATTCAATATGACCAAAATCCTTTAGTTGCAGTCACAGATGTATTCAGATGGGGTTTTCGTGGTATTAATTTTCACTGGAATGGATACCGACAATATACATGGAATGAAGTTGCTGGACAACTCTATGAAGTGAGGTCAGATGAGTTGGCTGATGTAAGAGAATTACCTTTTGCAAAAATCCTGCTAAATAGTTAAAAAATAGGGTCGATAATGGGATTCGCAGGACAATTATTTGATAAACCAGGAGAGGGTAAATTTACGCAAGGGAATATACGTAGAATCCAAAAAGGTGAAAGAGGTATCATTACAAATGATAACAATAAAGACGATAATAAACAAATTGTAGTAAATAAAAATTCAAAAAAAAGAGCTCCAGTTTTTAACTATAGATACCCAAATTCACAATTAGAAAGAGATAGTGATTTTTTAGAAATTAAAGTTGTAGAATATAAACCACCTGGTTTAAAAAGAGATCAGAATCAAAAATTTAAATTAAGCACATCAACAGAAGCTGTTCAAAAAAATATAGAAAATCCATTGGGTTATATATTTTTACCAATGCCTGAGAACATTCAAGATAGTAATGATGTTACTTGGGGTGAGGATAGTATTAATGGATTAGCTGCCAGAGGTATGGATATTGCAACAAAAGCAATCAAGTCAGGGAATCCTGTTTCTGCAGTAGGAGAACTTATAACGGGAACTGGAGGAGCATTAGGTGATTTTGCAGGTGATAAAAGTGCTCAAGGATTGGCACAAAGTTTCTTCGCATCAAAAGCAGTTAATATTTTAGGTGGAAATACAAGTCTTGATGGGATATTGGCAAGAACTCAAGGTCAAATCTTAAATCCAAACATGGAACTTTTATTTAAAGGAGTTAAACTTAGAGGATTTAGTTTTGATTTTGACCTTGCACCCAGAGATGACAGAGAGGGACAAACAATTAAAAATATAATTCGAACATTTAAGGTAAATATGAATGCAAGAAATTCATCATCAGGAGACGAAAATACATCAGGATTATTCATCAAGTCACCAAACATATTTCAACTAACATACAAAACTGGAAACAAAAATCATAATTTTTTACATAAATTTAAACCAATGGCACTCACCAATATGGGTGTTAATTACACTGGTGCAGGAACATATGCCACATATGATGATACAACACCAGTGCACATGAAGTTGACATTAACATTCCAAGAGTTGAATCCTGTTTATGCAGAAGATTATGAGGCAGATCAAGGATTAGAAGGAGTTGGATTCTAATGGGATATTTTAGAGAACTACCAAATATTGAATATCAGTCACCATTTCCAACTAGAATATCAAATTCAAGTTATGTGACTGCAAAGAATCTTTTTAGGAGAATGAAGATTCGTGATGATCTACAAAATGTTTTTACAATTTTTAATAAGTATCAAATTGAAGATGGACTTAGACCAGATAATGTTGCAGAGGAAGTTTATGGAAAATCTAATTTAGATTGGGTTGTCATTTTATCATCTGGTATTACAAATATTCGAGATCAATGGCCACTATCCAGTAGGGATTTATATAAATTTGTTGAAAATAAGTATGGTTTGAAAGAAATAAACGAAATTCATCACTATGAAACAAAAGAGATAAAAGATAGAGAAGGTAAGTTAATTCTTCCTTCTGGATTGGTGGTAGATGCTGATTTTTCTATCTCATATAGGGAAGTTGTTGGTTATGATAGTGTAAATAATGTCACTGACATATCCACCAATCCAATAATACCTAGTTCATCAGACATAATAACTGGGATTTCTAATTATGAATACGAAACTAGAATAAATGATGAGAAGTCATCAATATACATTTTAAAAAGATCTTTCTTACAACAATTTTTAACAGACATAAGAAATGAGATGACCTATAAGAGATCATCTCAATATGTGAACGATAATTTAATTCGAACTGAAAATACCAGAGTTAAATAATTACTCTGCTAGTTTAGCAAAATAAGATAGTGCGTCATCTTCGTCTTCATTAACACTTGATGGTGTTGTAGAAACGGCAGCATTGACTAATTCTTCTGCTTCACCACGATCATCATCCTCTTCAAAACTCTCTGCATCTCGACGAATAGTAGCACTATTGCCAAGAACATAACCAAGACGTTTTTTCAATTCATCATAAGTTTTGAATTGTTCTGGTGCAACAAACTCAGATAATGATGATTCTTTCTTCCAGATTCCTTCAAGTGCGTCATCATCATCAAGCAAAGGAGTAACTGGAGTGAATTCAGAACTATCATAGTTTCTGTATCCTGCTACATTCTTTGCCTTCAATTTGAAGTTAGCACCTTGCCAGAAATCGAATGGATCGATTGCTTCCTCATCTTCAAACTCAGGTTGCATTGCTGCAGTGAGTTTATCAAATATTTTTTTACCATACTTGAATAAGAATACTTTACCCTCATTCTCAGGATTTGCTGGATCTTTTACAACGTAAATATTACTGATGTAAGTTAACTTACGTTTCTGCTTTCTTGCAGCGTCTTTACCTGCATCTGTTCCATTGTTCCATAACTGAGTATTGTACTCAGAAACAGGGTCTTTCTGACCTAGTGTGGTCAAAGAGTTTTCAATGTACCAACCGCCAGGACCTTGAAAGGCATGACTGTAGAGTTTTATAAATGGAAGATCTTCTCCATTTGGTGCAGGTAGAAATCGAATAACAGCATAACCGTTACCAGATTTATCACATTCTAATTTCCAAAGACGATCATCACCTGATGCGCCATTGTTATTCATTTTTTCCACTTCTTTAACTAACTTTGCAGTTAAAGAACCTAGTTTTGATTGCTTTTTAAGATTAGCAAAAGACATTTAGATACCTCGGATTAATTTGGATTCGTTGGATGTTTAGATTATAACAAAAAATTATACATTCGTCAACAATTGTTTTTCATCTTTTCAATTGTATCTTCCATTGCACTGAATAATATATTCATATCAGTCCCTTCTGGGAATCCCATAATTTTGACTGATTTACGTAAATTTTTAATCATTTCAATCGCATCTGGATCATCTGACAGTGACAATCTGGTGTACATAATCTTTTGTTTATCTAACAAAAGTTCAAGATTTTCGATATGATTCTGAAAATCTTCAGATTCCATATCTCTTATATTCAGTCCATTTTTATAAACTTCTTTTTGAAGTTCATGAATTTCTTGAATTGATTCTTGAATTATATTAGAGTCGAAAAATTTACTCATTTACAATTTTCCTCAATATTTGTTTAAATGGAAATACATTAATATTTAGAAAAGATTTATATTTTTTTATCTTTAAACTGACGGATTCCCACACTGGATCAGTTAAATTCTGATCAAATTTTTTCCCAAAAGAAAAGATTTTTTCGAAAATTACTAAAGTTTCCAAACTTACTTGTCCTCCCAGATACTTTTTGAGTATTACTGGATGCCCTTTCGAACAATTGAAT